TTGCTGTAGAGGGTCAGGCAGCGCTCAATCACATCGAGCTGCAGCGGGCAGATATGCCGCTCGTCTTCCTGCCCTTTGGCCATGCGGCCGTTGAGCACATTGGTCTGATTTACCTGCATCCATACCGGGCTGGCCAGCTCCTGCCACATACCCACCGGCAGATCCTCGGGGCAGTGAGTGACCGGATCAGGGTTCTCTTCGTTCTTCCTGAAGAACAGCATGTAATCGGGCATCCCCACACGGCTGCGCGTGCTGTCCTTTTTGAGCTGCTTGTACAGCAGGCCCAATGCCTTGGTGCGCTGCATCTCAATCACTGGATCTTTCCAGATTGTGCAGCGAGCGTGATACACCCATCCTGATCGCTGGTGAGCGCGGATCAGGTCACCACCGAAATCATGCAGGCCGATAAATCCATCCTTCGACTTACGGGCGGGAAGATCAGAGCAATGCACACAGGCCAGCCGGCCGGGCTTCAACACCCGCATCAGCGCATCGGTGAAATAGGCGTAGTGCTCCATGAACTCGGCATGACTGCCGCAGTTGCCCATATCTCGCTCAGAATCTGAATATACAAACAGATCCGAAAATGGCGGGGAGAAGATTGCCAGATCAATGATGCCATCAGGCATCCCGTTCATCACCTCAATGCAGTCGGCCAGGTAAACGGCCCAGTTGTCGCCTTGGTAGTCGGGTTTCATTTCAGGAAGTCAGGGAGCGTGATCGTTGCGGTCCGGCAATAGGTCTTTTTGGCTGACGCGGACTGGAATCCATTCATCGCGTCAGCCATGGCGCGTTTCATCCGCTGGTGGTCTTGCGCCTTGCGCTGGACGTTGTTCCAGATAGATGTTTCCGTGTCGCTGATCACGACATGACAGGTCACGGGCTTGGTCTGCCCGTAACGCCAAGCGCGGCGCACGGCCTGGTAATGCTGCTCATAGCTGTGGCTGACGCTGGCAAACACGACTGTGTTGGCGTGCTGCCAGTTCAACCCCAGCCCGGCCAGATTCGGCTTGGAGACAATCACCCGGCAGCGGCCAAAGGTGAAGTCATCCAGCGCAGCGATCTTTTGCTCTGGATCCATTGATCCATGCACCTCAATCGCGTCAGGAATGGCGCCCGCCAATGCCGCTGATTCGCTGTTGGTTTCGCACCAGACAATCACAGCACCATCGGCAGCGTTGGCGATCTCTGCAGCCTTAGCCACCCGATCTTCCATCGTGAGCCGCTTCTCCCTGTGGATCGTGGTGGCGCTGCCATCGGGGATCCTGAACAGCATCCCGTCAGGTACGTCCACGGTGATGTCAGCCGCGACCGTATGCAGGTCGTAGCTGAGTGGTGGCAGCACAAACCCTGCGTCATCACCACCAAGATCAGATGGCAATGTGGCGGCCCGTGCCCAGCTGGCTACCCATCCCCAGAAATCAGCGCGGGCATGACCCTTGAGCCGCCAATCCTGGCTCGCGGTGCTGGTGTCGTTGACAAACCACCGGCAGAGCATCTCCATGCTGCCGAGATAGCCAAGGAACTCGCTGTGATTGCCCAACTCCATGTGATCGTTAGGAGCTGGCGTAGCAGTGGCCGCCAGCCGGTAGGGCGTTGATGCAAATGCCTCGCAAAGCATCGTTTTGGTCGGCCCAGTAAAGCTCTTGAGAATCGAACTCTCATCCAGCACAACGCCTCCGTAAGCGCTGCAATCCAACTTCGGCAGCCGCTCGTAGTTGGCAATGTTCACGCCTGGCCCAGCTTCGGACTGCTCACGGATCACCCGAGCATCAACGCCAACAGCTGCACACTCGCGCTGCATCTGACGGGCGACCGCCAATGGCGTGAGGATCAGCGAGGGCTTGCCAGACTGCTGGCAGAACTCAGCGGCCGCGGCAGCCTCAACGCGGGACTTGCCAAGGCCCGTATCAAGGAACGCCGCTGATCGGCCTTTCTGGCAGGCAAACCGCAAGGTTTCGAGCTGGTGCGGAAACAAGCTTGGCCATTTGTTATGCAAGGCAAAGCCGCTAGATCCGGCGGCCGTGCCCTTTGATGCGATAAAGGCGCGGTAATCGCGCAAGGTCACGCTCATGGCGGTAGTGGTTCCGATGCGGCTACCTCCCCACCCTACCTTATTTCGTATTGCTTTGATACCCCCTATACTGCAGATCGACACCCCCCCCCGTAAAACCAATGCCAAAAGGGCCAGCCAAGCAAGGTCAAACCAATATCACGCTTGAACTCAGGACTGACCTGGTTGAGCATCTCGACAGCCAGGCTCGTTACCTCGGCCAATCCCGCGCCGCATACCTCCGTGGTCTGGTCATCAAAGACATGGACCGCCAAGGCCCTGGCCACGCGGCGACGGCCTAACCCCATGCCATCAGCCATCGACGCTGCCTCTGGTCGGTGGCCGGAGCTGCTGGTAGCGCTCGCGGGTCTGTCACCCGAGCAGCTCACCGATAAACACCAACCCTGCCCGGCGTGCGGTGGTGAGGATCGCTACCGCTGGGACCGTGACGATGGCCCCGGGGGCTGGTATTGCAATCAATGCGGCGGTAAGGATCACGCTGGTGGCGGTGGCAACGGCATGGACCTGCTCACCCGCGTTACCGGCTGGGATTTCAAGCAGGCCTGCAGGCGTATCGAGCAGCACCTAGGCATCACCACGATCGGGCCCGGAGCGCCAGCCCCAGCACGACCACCAGCAGCGGCCAAGCCAAAGGCCAAGCCCAAAGGCCGGCCGCATCGCATCCCCGAGACCCCACCAGTAGGGACACCGCCGCCGGCACTTGGCAGCGCCGTAGCTCAATTCCCCTATGGCCCTGATCGCGCCAATCCCTGCTACTGGGTGCAACGCGTGCCGATGCCGCCCAAAAACGGCAAGCCCCAAAAACTGTTTGTCCAGCGCACCTGGATCGATGGCCGCTGGCACTACCCCAGCAAGCGCGACGCCTTCCAGTCCCATTGGCCTGAGCCCCGATTTATTTACCGCCTACCCGATCTAAACGACCGCCCTACTGATCCGGTTCTGATCTCCGAGGGCGAGGGCAAGACCGATGCAGCTGCCCAGCTATTCCCCGGCCACGTCTGCATTGCATGGACTGGTGGTACAGCTGGCTGGGCTCACACCGATTGGCAGCCCATCGCCGGCCGTAGCTGCACCCTCTGGCCTGATGCCGATGCCAAGGGCCGCGAGTGCATGGCCAAGCTTGCCAGCATCCTGCACGGACTCGGCTGCACCGTTCAGGTCGTCAACCCATCAGAGAAACTTTCCGAGGGATGGGACCTTGCCGATGGCCTTGCTGAGGGCATGACTCCGGCGCAGGCTGCTGGCATCGTCGCCAAGTTCGCCAAGGCGCTTGACACGCTGCCGGAGCCAGAACCAACGCCAGCCACCCCAGATATACCCACCAACGCGCCGTTCGTCTGCCTTGGCTTCAGTGAGGGCGTCTACTACTACCAGCCAGGCAGCACAGGCCAGGTGATCTCGCTCTCGCGCAGCTCACATACCGGCACCAACCTGCTCACCCTTGCGCCGCTCGCCTACTGGGAGACGCTGTTCCCATCCAAGACCGGCGCCAACTGGCTGGCTGCTGCATCACGCCTGTTTGAAGATCAGGCCGCTGTAGGCATCTTCAGCCCTGATCGCATTCGTGGCCGCGGCGCATGGTGGGATGCTGGCCGCTCAGTCCTGCACCTAGGCGATCGGCTGCTGATCGATGGCGCTGAGCACTCAATCAGAAAAACCGCCGACTCCAAGTTCCACTATCAGCGCCTTGCATCGATCGACCTACCCAAACGCCTCGATCTGCTCTCTGATGAGCTGGGAATGGAAATCATCGACATCGCCAGCCGCTTCCATTGGGAAGTGCCTGCATCGGGTTTGCTGCTGGCCGGCTGGATTGCCCTAGCGCCGATCTGTGGTGCCATGCAATGGCGGCCGCACGTCTGGCTCACCGCATCAGCAGGATCTGGCAAGAGCGCCATCCTTGATCGCTTCATTGGCATCCTGCTTGAGTCGATGGCCCTATTTCCCGAGGGCAACACCACCGAAGCATTCATCCGTCAGCAGCTGCGCGCAGATGCCATTCCGGTGATCTTTGATGAAGCCGAATCGAACGAGAAGTCCGACCGCCAGCGCATTCAGAACATTCTTTCCCTGGCCCGCGTTGCCAGCAGCTCCGGCCGCGGCGTCATCGGCAAAGGTGGCGCCGATGGCACTGCGCAATCGTTCACCATCCGATCGATGTTCCTGCTGTGCTCAATTTCCACCGCGCTCAAGCAAGGCGCCGATCAATCCCGTTTCGCGCAGCTCACCCTGCGCAATCCGTCGTACTTGCCCAAGGCTGAGCGCACTGCGCATTGGTCAGCGCTCGACGCCGACATCACCCGCCTATGCACCGCCGAGATGGGGCATCGCCTGCTGCTGCGCATGGTGGGCCAGATCCCAATCATTCGTGATTCGGTGGCAGTGTTCCGCCGTGCTGCTGCTGAACGCTTCGACAGCCAGCGCCAAGGCGATCAATACGGCACCCTGCTGGCTGGTGCATGGTCCCTAGCTAACTCCAGGCCAGCCACCATCGAAGACGCTTACCAGCTCATAGATGCCAACACCTGGGACGCCTACACCGAGCAGACCGAAGCTGATGAGGAGCGCTGCCTGCAGCACATCTTGCAGCACCAGCTCAGAGTGGAAGGCGATCGCGGCTCGACCTACAACCGCACCGTATGGGAGCTGGTTGAGCTGGCACGCGGCAGCGCTGCATCGATGGAGATAACCATGACCGCCGCCGAGGCACACCTAGGCCGCATCGGCATCAAGATCGAGAGCGACCGGATCTTTGTCAGCAACAGCGCCAAGGGGATGCGGCGCATCCTTGACGGCACGGCCTGGGCCGATTGTTACGCCACCGTGCTGGGCAGGCTGCCTGCAGCATCCAAGGCAGGCGTTGTGCGCTTCAAGGGCCTTGCCGGGGTCAGCAGAGCCGTTTCATTGGCCTTTACA